GATGGGATACCTGTAGTCCGTACGTTTGATGTAAAGTGTCTTTGAAGACACACACAAAGGACGGATAACGTCACGCCCATGTTTTTCAGGGTAAACAAAGCAAAGGGTAGACAATTCCAGTAAAGTATTGATAAACAGATAACAAACGAAAAATAAACGAAAGGCGAAAAAATAATAAACAAACCTTTGCCAAACGAAAGAAATGTACTATATTTAAACCAGTAATGCACAAGAAATGTGCGTCATTTAAACTTTAATTCATTGATTATGAGTAATTTATTACAAATTGAGGCGGACTTTTTAAACAATAGCGAAGTACGTCAACACGTCCGATTAGACCGGATACAAAGCCTACAGGCTGATGTTACAGATGCTAAGAAAGTGAAATTTGAAAAGTCACTTAAGTTAGCGGATATCGTTAAAAATAGCCATGTTTGGTTTAACAGCGAAGACGGAAAGCGAAAGATGCAAGAAGAGGGCATCACGTGGAATATCGAAGATTTTAGTAACAAAGTTTTCGGTTGGCAAAAATCTTACTTCTTCAAGATGTTGAAAGTAGGCACGTTAAAAGCTGACAACCCTGATGTTGTATCGAAGTACAAACGCCAAACTACACAAGCGGAAAACAATGGTCAAGATGTGCCACGAAGTGTATCTTCTTTGTTGAAATTTGCGAAAGCGGAATTATCAACAGATGAAACAGAAACCGGCGAGGTTGTCGAGAGACCAACCAAAATTGTTAGCCTGATGCTAATGAGTGACGGAAGTTTAAAAGCTACAGGGGACAAAACTCAAATTAACAGGGAACTTGTCACTAAAATAATTGAGCAATTCATCAACAACTAAATTTTAATTTTTAATCGCATATTATGAGAAATTTATCAGATAACGGACACCAATACGAAGTATTGAATGACGGGCAAAGACGTGGTGAAATTTTGCCATATCACCGCAAGCCATCACCAATCATGAGGGCTAATGCTAAAACTATTGATGTTGCAAACCTTAAAAGTGTAGACCGCAAAAATCTACTAATCGAGGGGGACGAAGTAAAGTCAAAGTTTACCATAGGCTTCGAAGTTGAAAAGACGAGGTTACACCGAAATTCGGTACGAGAGTACGAATTGTTCTGTGGGTTCGAACGTGACGGGTCATGTGGGTACGAAGCTGTAACGCATGTATTACCCCTGTTGGGTGCAAGTACATGGAGAACGAAAGTTTACGACATGATGCACAAGGCTACGAAGATAATTGATGACAGATACAGCCCCTCGGATAGTAAATGTGGTGGACATATCACAATAGCTGTAGACGGGCTCAACGGGGGTCAATTAAATGATTTGCTACGTAAAAATGTGGGTATCATTATGGCGCTATTCAGAAGACGTTTTCAGAATAGCTATTGCAATCACAATTTAACCATGTTAAATTACGACTTTACACCTCGCGACAGGTTTGTTGGTGGATATCATCACAAATACCAAATGGCGCTAATCAAGGACTTCGGTGTTGAATTTAGAGTAGTTAGCCGGTTTACCAGTGTGAAGCAAATGATGCGCCGTTATGAGCTGTTTTATGAGCTTGTGGACTTCAGTGTAAACAATCCAAACGGAACGTTTAATGCGCTGTTAAAACGCTTAAAACCAATCATCATGAGCATGTACGATTATGACGAGCAAAAAGTTGCGAAGTTATTTGAACTTGCGAAGCACTTCAGACGTATGGTGCTGACAGGTAAAATTGACCAACATGTTGCACCTTACTTCATGTCAAGGCATGGACGTACTAATGAACGCTTCGAACGTTTTTTTACAAGAAACGCACATGCGACACGTGAACAAATAGCACATGACGCCGAAAGGGGTTATTTAGAACACTACACTAACTTAGTGTCACTAACTTAGTAAAGTGGGGTAGTGTCTTCAAAGACACCGCCCCCTGTTTACCGGTGTGTGCCGGTACTGATGAAGCCAAAAGGCAGAAACAGGAACTTTAAAATTTAATATCATGATACAAACAATCGTAAGACACGTAATTTTGCCGACAGGCTTACATGCAATCACAACAAAGGACGGACACGTACACGTCCTAACAGAAGACGAGTACACCATGCAATCGTGGTGGAAAGACGTGCTAATTCAGTTTAATCTTAAAATCAAATAAAATGAAAATAATAAGAGACGGACGCACATTAAATGCGTTATCAAAAAAGTACAATTTTATGTACGACAAAAATCACAAATACATAACAAGCAATCATGTTTTAGGCTTGCGCTTTAATCACAATGGTCAAGAATACAGGACTATATTTTTTGACGGGTGCTTTAATCCATATTTAGTGACAAAACAAAATGAGACAACAGCCTGTTTAAATTGTGGTTACCATGGATAATACACAACAGCTTCAGTTTAATCTTAAAATCAAATAAAATGAAAATAAAAGAGCTAATAAAGCAATTACAAGAAGTAGAAAATCAAGATAAATATATTCATTTCTTAGGAAATTTTGAAAATCCTGAAGATGAGAATTGTGATATATTTTTTGAAGATGCTGAGGTCTGGAATGATGGGGACGAAAGCATTACTTTATTTTTAAATTCTGGTTACCATGGATAATACAGAGTTTAGCAGAATGCTTAAGGTTGCCACGATAGGCGACCTTAGGCGTATTGCGTTGATGCTTACAGAAAAAACCTCAACGCCAATCAACTACAAAGACAAGGCTCAGGATAAAAACAATCTACGGACAGCTGTAAAAGAACTACAAAATCGCTTGCGTATGTCTAAGGAATGTCGTATCTTTGTCTAATATATGTTTAATCAGAGGTCAGTGTCTTCAAAGACACTCCTCACAATTTTTATTTTTATGTGTGTTATTATCATCAAACAGAAATCAAACACAATCCCAATGGAGACGTTAAAAACCTCCGCACGTATCAATCCGCATGGACTTGGTATTGTATGGCTCGATACATTTCAGGTCGAGTATCACAAGTCAAAAGCTTATAAGCTACTTGACACTACACGTCCCTTTATTGCTCACTTTCGCTATGCGACTGTTGGCGCTGTAAACAAGGACAACACCCACCCTTTCAGATGTGGGTACAACAAAGACGAACTACTAATGATGAACGGAACTATCAAGAAGCTTGGTAACACCAAAGAATGCGACACCAAAGTATTGGCTCGTGCACTTGGCAAGATACCGCGTCAAACTTGGAAGCAAGAACTTCAGAAGTACGACAGCAGATTTGTAACCATCAACACACGTACACGTGCGTTTCAAATTTACAACCGCAACTTGTACACGTACAAAGACGGCGTATGGTACTCCAAAAACAACGTCCTACAAGACAATGTTATTGCAGTGTACGGAACGCTACGCAAAGGCATGGGCAACTACCACCGGTACTTACGTAACGCCAAACACCTTGGCAGTGGAACTACACAGGATAAATACCCCATGATAGCGCAAGGAATACCTTATGTGTATGACGAGAAAGGCAGAGGTAATCAAATTGTTGTAGACGTATTCAAGGTTGGCGACATGGACTTGAAGCCTATTGACCAACTCGAGGGACACCCTAATTGGTACGAACGCAAGCAGATACCTGTTGTGATGAAAAGCGGTAAAGTTATTACAGCTTGGCTATACTTTCAGAATGGCAATGCGCCCATGCACAGCAAGCTAATATCGGACTACGTAAAGCTACGCCAAACGCCGGTGCACTACTACACCCAGCCTGTCTTTAGTTTTGCAGACAAAGAGCCTGTAAACGTGCGAGAGACGTATGAGTGTACGGAGATTAACGACATGGACGACACAAGTGACGCGCCTTATTGCTTGGGCTGTTACAATGACCTAATGTATGACGAGGTTGCAAACGCCTTTGAATGCAGAGTGTGCCACGAGTGGTACACCGAAACCGAAGTGATGAATGCTCATTACTAATATGCGAGCAGAACGGAGTGTCTTCAAAGACACTTCGTGCTGTCGGGAGATGTGTGTCTCCCCTGACGAGACCGAAAGGTCGAAACAGCAACTCTAATTTTAATTTTTTTATTATGGATACTTTTAATATGCTCAGCGCATTCATGGCTATGACCGACTTGACTTCTGATAATGATATCAAGGCGAAAGTAAAAACCAAGGAACGTATGGTATTTGCTACCATGCGAAGCTTTAATCCTGAGTGGGAGAAGCCCTCCGATTGGGACGAACTAACAGACGAGGTAAAACTCGAACGCTTGGAACTAATTCAAAAGAACGTGCTATGAAAGAAGTAGTTTGCAAAGTAGTATTGTATCATGGTGGGGAGAGGGAGACCTCTACTCACTATGTACTTGGAATAGACGAAGCACGCAAGTTAAGTGCTACTGCAGAACATGCGGAGATATACTCACCAACTAACATTTTAATTCAATAGATATGCCTAATCACGTATTTCATACAATTCAAACACAAGACCCCAAAGCGGCAAAGCTTATCAAAGCAATCGTGTCCAAATATAAATATGGACTATGCGAAGTAATCAAACCTATGCCTAATGACGAGTGGGACTACGACTGGTGCGTGGGAAACTGGGGGACTAAGTGGGGAGCTTACGAAAATGATATAGAAGAAGAACTGGATAGCAATAATGAAATCTGTCACTTAACGTACAACTTTCAAACAGCATGGAGCTCATTCTATACGGAGATTGAACAAGGTATAGTGGAGCTTCTTCAAAACTTTATTTGGGAATGGGAAGAGGAGCAAGGGTTTGGTCAATACATGGAGGTAGTAGACGGAAACGTAACTGTTTTCAGGGATTGGGATATACCGGAGTGGCAAGATACAGAACATGATGATATCTTTAGGCTCATGCACGACTACAACGGAATAGAAGACAGAAACGCCGGTTGGTACTACAACAATGACGTGTACTTGACGGACGTTTCTTTTGATGAGGCTGTAAGAATTTACGAAAAAGAATTACGCCATGTCCATTAAGAGCAAAGGCACATACACGATAGTGCAGGACACATATAGTTTATCAATCAACTATACGTACTACTATGATGCCGGAGACTACGAAACTCCGGAAGACGAAGAACTCGAAATAACCTCCGTTTATTTAGACGAAGCAGATATTACAGATTTCTATTGGGACTACCTTTTAGATGATGACCGCCTTGATAGTGCTGTATGGGACTACGCAAAAGGAAACATTTAAGCGTATCCGAAAAGATACGACAGCGTATCCAAAAAGATACGACAGCGTACCCAAAAAGATACGACCCCCATTACGGGGGTTTGTTTTTGTTAAAGAAAATTACTATATTTATACATTCATTAAACTTAAATTAAATTTATTATGAACATTTATTTAGACGAGGTGCTCACAGAAAAAGCATCAAGCAAACCCGACAAAGGTTACATTCAGAGATTACAAACATTATCAGACAAAGAGCAAGAGCTCACCATCAGTGTCTTCAAAGACACCGGTAGGTTGTTCCCGCGTGAAACAATCAGCGAACCATTTATTGACGCAAAATGTACGGACGTAATGAAGTATATTGGTGGATACATCATACAAAGCATACAGCCTAAAGGTTGGCTTATAGATGGCAATGAGGCTACCTTCTTCAATAAACTTTCAGAAGCAGAGGAATATATTTATGAACAATTCGTTGAACGAGAGTTGATAAATCAATAAACATTTATTATATTTGTAAATCAATCAAACACTATTATCATGAGTAAATCTAAAGAACTATTTTCACAACAGCGTGAAGAGGACAATCAGATGCTTGATGCGGACTACCAGTATCAGCAACACTTAAATTCACAACGCCCATACCTTATACCAAACCAGAAGTTAGAAGCCAGAGATGTTTTAAATAATATCTTTGAGGCTTGGGGTAATATAATTCAACAGACGTATGGCAATAAAAACAAAGACAAATGAAACAGGCAATCTTCAATGAGTATGCAACCAAAGTAAGTGAAGCATACGAAATAAGCACAGAACAACTATTCACTAAATCTAAGCGCAGAGATATCGTAGATGCACGACAGCTACTTTATTTTGTTTGCGCAGATAGACCTATGCGTATCAGATACATTCAGCAGTACATGGAGAATAAAGGATACGAAGTAGGTCATTCTTCAATCATTCACGGTATTGCACAAGTTAAGGAAAGGCTTGAGCAAGACGTGGACTATCAGAACTTTGTAGACAGCATCAGGTCATGCGTTATTCTTTAGTTACAATCTTCCATGATGCTGTTGCAGACGATACAGCTACATTATTGGACGGAACGGGATATCAGGCAAGACTTTTATATGGCTGCAAGATATCCAAAGATGATGAAACCGACAAAGTGTTGATACAAAACACTTCTCTTGGTGGAGACTACTACAAGGATATAGACCATGAAGATGAATACATATTCTTGACAGAAGGTTGGCGCAGTGGTGTTTACAAGTTATGCTTGAAGACATACAAAACCAAACTAAACAAGATAGAGGAACGCATTAGAGACGAGATGAACTCTAAGCAAAACCCTAAACAAATTCAGTATCTTAAAACAAATCGTGAAAGGATACTTAATAAATACAATAAAGTTAAATCTAAATTAAATAAGTTATGAATAAATCTAAATCAGTTTTTGAAACATTGAACTCTATCAATGTAAACGACAAAGTAGAAAAGAAGAACAATCTTACATACCTATCATGGGCATGGGCATGGGCAGAGGTAAAGAAAAACTATCCAAACTCCACGTATAACATATACGAAAGCGAAGACGGACTATTTTACCATCACGATGGAAAGTCAGCGTGGGTGAAAACCGGTGTCACCATAGAGGGTATTGAGAACATAGAGTATCTTCCAATCATGGATTTTAGAAACAACTCTATACTTCTTGATAAACTCACTTCAGTAGATGTGAATAAAGCAATACAGAGAAGCTTAACAAAGGCTATTGCACGACATGGGCTTGGACTATATGTTTATGCAGGAGAAGATTTGCCAGAGGGCACAGAAAAAACTCCCGCTAAAAAACCTGTTGCAAAAAAGCCTACAGCCAAAGCAACAACTATTGAGCTAAACATTGGAGATGATAATTGGCAAAAAGTTTTCAAATATATTATAGCCAATAAAAGCAAAGGGTTAAAAGTAATTGGCGAAGAACTTAAAACTAAATACTCCATGAGTAATGAAGTTAAACAGGAGATATCGAAAGCTTATAATTCTTAGTAATGGATATCATCAAACTACTACGAGACGACAATGAATACTATACGGGGGTGGGCAGAAACTATCTGTCCAACTCCGACATAGGTAACTTATTGAATAACCCGCTTGAATTTAGAAAAGTACAAGCAGACAATAAGAACTTCATGTTAGGTAGATACTTTCATCAGTATATTTTAGAGCCAGAAAAAGCAAAACAAACTTTGCATTTAGATGTAAAAGTAAGGCGAGGTAAAGCTTATGATGAATTTAAAGTAGAACATAATGTTACAGATGTATTGCTAACTCACGAGAAAATACAAATGGAAACATTAGCCGAAAGACTTATGAGTATTAAGGACTTTAGAGACCTTATATTTGAAAGCGGTGTAGAGTACGAAGTACCTGCGGTTGGTAAGTTATTCGGTTTAGAGTGGAAAGGAAAAGCTGATATCGTTGGCAGTAATCATATTATTGATTTAAAAACGTCAGGAGATATATCAAGCTTCAAGTGGAAAGTAAATACATTTAACTACGACAGCCAAGCATATATTTATAGCGAGCTTTTTGGGAAACCCTTGACGTTTATAGGGATTGATAAAAAGACAAAGATGCCAGGCATGTATCCGGTAAAAGAGGAAACTCTCCAGAACGGAAAAGATAAAGTGGAAAGAGCTGTAGAACAATACCATAAGTTTTTTGGCGACAACCCTACAAATGATATTAACCAATTCTATTTTTATGAAGAAGTTTAAAAAAATGATATTAACTTATCTAAAATCAAAGAACACTACAAACAAGGACACTATATGGATTGAAGTTCCAAAGAGCCATATAAATCCTTCCGCAAGGCGACAAGCTATACGGGAAACACTAAACCTTTTGGAACAAACTTTAATTGTTAAACAATGAATAACAACAACAACAATCAAGACCCTGTATGGGCAGACGGTTTTAATTTTAAAAAACCACACCCTAATGCACCAGACTTCGTTATAGGAAACATATCCTGTAAGGTAGAAGATGCAATAGCCTTTCTTCAAAAGAATAAAAGTAAAACAGGCTGGGTAAACATTCAGGTAAAATACTCTAAAGGAGGTAATCCTTATATGATATTAGATGAGTGGGAACCTACGCAAGGAGGGCAAAACAATAATGTGAAGCAACCAGAGCCTACTGCTAATGTAGAGGCAGAGGGCGAAGTGCTTCCTTTCTAAAGTAAATTAGGGGGGTGTCTTCAAAGACACTCCCTTTTTTTGTGTTACAATGTTATAAATAAGTTGTCTAATAGTATTATTATTTATTACTTTATATATTATTTTTTCTATATACAAGACTAAAAAGATAACATTATTAACATTTATACTGATAATCAGTAAGTTAGACAGCACAAACACAGCACAAACACAGCACAATTAAATTAAATCAAGCATGACAGCAAATAAAATAACAATTTTTCAGAATATAAAAGAGACCGCCACCCCATTCCATAGGGACTTAAGTTTCATATTAGATAGAATAAAAGACGGAGCAAGTAAAGAGCTTGTAAAGAAAATACGTTCCGAAAAAAACAAATCACAAAGGAACGAGATAAAGAAAATGTTGCCCGCAATTTGTTTCAGCGGCACATTCAACAAAAGAAATGACAATAGTATAATTCAGCACTCAGGTTTTATATGTTTGGATTTTGACGGATACGAAAACAATAGAGAACTTTTAAACGATAAGGAAAAGCTAACTAAAAACAATTATGTTTATTCAGTTTTTATTTCTCCTTCAGGCAAAGGCTTAAAGGTATTGGTCAAGATACCACAGGACATAGACAACCACGTGAACTACTTCAACTCACTGGAGATGTACTTTGACAACCCACACTTTGATACCACTTGTAAAAACATATCAAGAGTATGCTACGAAAGTTACGACACATTGTTGTACATAAACGAGAACTCAAGTGTTTGGGAAGAGATTAAAGAAAAAGAATATACAGAAGTAAGAGCAAGGTTAGACCAACCAACTATTCCAATCACAGATGAAAATAAAATTGTAGACATACTAACCAAGTGGTGGGTAAAGAAATATCCAATGGCGGAGGGCCAGAGAAATAATAACTGCTACATACTTGCATCAGCCTTTAATGATTTCGGTATAAACAAATCACTTGCAGGATACGTGTTGCAAAATTACAGGACATCAGACTTTACTGAACGTGAAATAAATCAAACTATAAACAGTGCTTACGCCCAAACTCAGAACTTTGGAACAAAGTATTATGAAGACGAGGAAAGGGTAAACAACATACGCGTAAAGCTTCGTAGGGGCACGTCTAAAAGCGAGGTAAGAAAACAACTGGAGGACAGCGACATAGAGAATGTTGTTATTGAGAGTGTGTTAAATAGGGTAGAAGAAGAAAACCAACAAAAACAATTTTGGACAAAGAGTGACAAGGGTGTAATAAAAATAGTGCACATATTGTTCAAACAATTCCTGGAGGATAATGGGTTTTACAAGTATTGCCCAGAGGGTAGTAAGAATTACGTGTTTGTTAAGGTAACAAATAATTTAGTAGACCATACTGACGAAAAGCAAATTAAAGATTTTGTATTAAACAACTTAATTGATTTAGATGATGCGAGTATATACAATCATTTTGCAGACCAAGTAAGATACTTTAGAGAGGATTTTCTAACTCTATTATCAACCATAGATATTTACTTCATTGAAGACAACAAGACTACTTCATATTTGTATTATAAAAACTGTGCGATAAAAGTAACAAAGAAAGATGTGGAGATTATAGACTACATAGACCTAAACGGTTTTGTGTGGAAAGACCACGTGATTGATAGGAACTTTAACAAGTGCGAAATTTTAAAGTGTGATTACAAAACATTCATACGCAATATATGTGGTCAAGAGAAAGACAGAATTGCTTCCATGGAAAGCACCATAGGTTTTTTAATGCACGGATACAAAAATTTATCATACTGTCCTGCGGTTATTTTAAATGACGAAGTTATATCCGACAATCCAGAGGGCGGCACAGGTAAAGGCTTGTTCATGAATGCTTTGCAACACATGAAAAAAGTTGTGACTATTGACGGAAAGTCGTTTGCTTTTGAAAAGTCTTTTGCATATCAGCTTGTCTCAGCAGACACTCAGATATTAGTTTTTGATGATGTAAAGAAACATTTTGATTTTGAAAGGTTATTTTCTGTAGTAACTGAGGGATTGACCTTAGAAAAGAAAAACAAAGACGCTATTAAAATACCCTTTAGCAAGTCTCCTAAGATTGCTATTACAACTAATTACGCCATCAAAGGAGCTGGTAATTCATTTGCCAGACGTAAGTGGGAGTTAGAGTTACACCAACACTACAACAAAAACTTTACACCTTTAGATGAGTTTGACAAGTTAATGTTTGGCGATTGGAATGATGAAGATTGGTGTCAGTTTGATAACTACATGGTGGGTTGCATGCAAAGTTATTTAGGCACAGGGCTTTTGAGGAGTAAGTTTGTAAACCTTGCGGTACGACAACTGTCAGCAGAAACCTCTTATGAATTTATTGAGTGGGTAGGATTGATACAAGGAACAGATGCAAGTAGAATAATACCTCGGGGTGAAAAAATGCACACAAACCCATTGTATCATGAATTTATCACAGACTATTCAGATTACGGGCCTAAGTCACGACTATCTATTACACAAGTGAGATTTAATAAATGGCTTGAAGCTTATGCTGTTTACAAGACAGGGGTTGCTCCAGAAAAAAACAGAGATGCAGCCGGCAAATGGATAAGATTGAAAACAGAGGAAGAGGTACACGTTCAAACTTCTTTAATGTAATGAATGAACTGGAGCTACACATTGCTTTTTTAAATTCTTATGACGTTATAATTAACGGGATACCACCAGAGACTATAACAAATACAGATGTGGGTATTTTTATTCATAACCCTTCTTTACCCGCTCGAAAAAAAGATGTAGAAGATTTGCTAAAATACTTTGAAGAAACAGAGGATTACGATAAATGTATAAAAATTAAATCATACTTAAATGAAAAAACAAACAGCAGTAGAACTTAATGAGTTTGCTAAAGATGTGGCTCGAAGGTTTTCAAAAACAAATAGAGAGCAGAATTGGCAGAACGAAACGTTTACCATAAAAGAGATTATACCCACTTCAGACCATACAGCTTGTGTGGTGTTTAAAAAAGACAGCGGCAAGCTTGCGGCTTTCTTTTTTTATTACATACCAAATGGATACTCTAAAGGGTGGAGATATTTTGTTCCTACTGACACACATATAGCAGGCATGAGGGCTTTCGAATGGTTTAAGATGCAAGTAGAAAGAACAAACTTTAAGCACAACTTTGATGAAGTTTAGACAATACCAAAGCGAAATAATAACTACCGCTACTAACGTTTTGCGTAAGCACAAGTTTGTATATTTAGCAATGGAGGTACGAACCGGCAAAACCCTAACAAGCTTAGGCATAGCGGAACAACTGGGCTCAAAAAGAGTTTTGTTTGTTACAAAGAAAAAAGCCATAAGCAGTATTGTAAAAGATTACGAGATGTTAAGTCCGCCTTATAACATTTGTGTTATAAACTACGAGTCCTTACATAAAGTAGAACCTCCACACGATTGGGATATAATAATACTTGACGAAGCTCACAGCATGGGTGCATTCCCTAAGCCAAGTAAAAGAGCAAGGCAAGTAAAAGAGATAATAAGGAAAGCAGATTGTTATGTCTGTTTGTTGTCAGGAACGCCAACACCTGAGTCGTACAGTCAAATGTACCACCAGGTGTTTGGTATTCCAACTAACCCATTCAGAGAGTTTGTAAACTTTTATAAGTTCTCCAAAGCACATATAGATGTTAAAGAGAAAAAAATAAACTCACTTTACATAAGGGATTACAGCAGGGGTAAACAAAGTATATTAGACTTAATGAAACCATATATGATATCTTACACCCAAAAAGAAGCCGGCTTTAAAGTTGACACAAGGGAGCATGTTCTTAATGTTAGAATGAATGACACTACTTATTATGTCGCCAAGCGGCTACAAAAAGATTTAGTGGTAGAGGGTAGTAATAACACCATACTTGCAGATACTCCAGCAAAACTAATGCAGAAGCTACATCAACTATATAGCGGAACAATTATATTTGAAGACGGAAGTTCTACTATTATAGATTTAACTAAAGCAGAATTTATAATAGATAAATTTAAAAATAAAAAGATTGGTATATTTTATAAGTTTAAAGCAGAGCTAAAAGCCTTGAAAGAGGTGTATGGAGAAAAGCTTACTACGGAATTAAGTGTCTTTGAAGACACTGATAAGTGTATAGCACTGCAGATTGTTTCTGGACGCGAAGGCATTAGCTTAAGACAAGCAGAGGCGCTTGTTTATTTTAACATAGATTTTAGCGCAACAAGTTATTGGCAATCCAGGGATAGAATGACAACCAAGGACAGATTACAAAGTGATGTGTATTGGATATTCGCAGACAGAGGTATTGAAAAGAAGATATATGACATGGTAATTAAGAAGAAAGATTACACGCTCAGACACTTCAAAAAGGATTTGTTATCTTTGTGATATATGACTGAGCAGCAGATACAGAAGAAAAGAATTGAACAGCTTGAGTCGCAGGGTTACTACGTTATCAAACTAATCAAGACTAATAAAAACGGTATACCTGATTTAATAGCTATAGCACCAAAAGCAGATGTGTTGTTCAGTGAAGTGAAAAAACCAACGGGTAAGGTGTCAGCTTTGCAGGAATACAGAATTAAAGAATTAAAAAAACATGGCGTTACAGTTGAGATTTTTAGAGGGTGAGGTAGAGTACGAGGTAGATGACTGGTTCATCTCTCAGCTCAGGGAAATGCCTACGGACATAGGTATTGATATCGCAAAACAAATTGACTGGAATGCAGACTTTTTACCAATGCAGTCTGGGTGGTCACAGATTTTTGCAGGGGTTGTGACCAAAACAAATCCGCCTGTATATTTTACTGTCGAGTTTGTCAGACAGCCAGAAGAAAACACAATCTATTTAGATTTAGAGTTTATTGACTCTGATGAGTACTTAGATTATTATAACTTAAATAAAACACTACAATCAAATGGAAATTCAAATACACACAAAGAAGATAAAGCCGACCTCAGAAGAACTTAAAAAAATAGTAGAGGGGGTATGCGGGGTAAAATTAAAAGACCCCTCAAGGAAAAGAGAAATAGTCGAGGCCCGTATTATATATAGTCATATACTTCATAACATGGGTAGAATGACTGTATCACGCATAGGCAGGTCTTTAAATAAAAACCACGCCACCATCCTTCACTACTTAAAAAACTTTCATTACATAGAACAAAACGATTTAGCTTTGATAAAGTATAATCATTGTCTAAATGCTTTCACACAACACCACCCGGTGAACTTTATGGAATTTGATAAAGTCAAAAAACTAACATTTTCTTTGGAAAAACAAATAAATGTTTTAACTTTGACTAATAATCGTTTAAAAAAAGAAAAAGAAAATTACGAAAAACGTAATGAAGAGTTTGGTGAACTTTACTCTTTAATAGAAAATAGAGTTAGACCACACCAAGTAAAACAAGTAACCAAAAAACTAAACGCATATCTAAATGGGTTATAATATAGATGATATAGAAAAGATTGCAGAGTTTAAAAGCTGGAATGACCGCCAGAAGATTAACGAGCTTCTTCGAATCGACTGTAATATGTATACAAATTTAGGTGTTGACTCAACCAAGACCGAAAAAGAAACAGCCAAGAAAAATTCACGAAAGATTTATCGTTTAATAAAAGGGATAGATTACAAGATGGGTAATGATTTTTTAGTCGCTATGGACAGATAAGATGCAAACAACAGCACTGGAGAAAGAGAGAATAAAGCATGTGAATTTAATCACAGGCGCTCTCCACGACTCTTGTGACGAAATCTACGAGTCTCTTATTGATAGGGACTACACAGCTTGCAAGTCAGAAGCTAAGTCTCTTATCTTACAGCTTAAAACTTTAATAGACTCTGTAGACGATGACATATAATAAAGATTTTAGGCCACGCCTAAAAGGAAACAAGCTTGCAGCTTTTAATAATATCACGCAAAAAGAAAGAAGAATACTTATAGTAGGAGACATTCACGCTCCATTTTCACTTGACGGATACCTGGATTTTTGCAAAGAAACATACGCTATATATAACTGCAACCAAGTTATATTTATAGGAGATATAATTGATAATCATTATTCTTCATTTCATACTACAGACCCAGACGGAATGGGGGGTGGAGACGAGCTTGACTTAGCCATCAACTCTATTCAAGATTGGGTAGAAGCCTTTCCAAAAGCAGATGTTCTTATAGGTAATCACGACAGAATGATTATGCGTAAAGCATTTGAATCTCAGATACCGAAGCGTTGGATAAAATCATACAATGAAGTGTTAGGAACTGAGTGGAATTGGATAGAGCGTATTGTATATGACAACGTTCAATATGTCCACGGTGAAGGCGGAACAGCCAGAACAAAGGCAAAGAACGATATGATGTCTACGGTGCAAGGACACATACATACACAGGCATATACCGAGTGGATGGTTGGCAGAAACTTTAGGGTGTTTGGTATGCAGGTCGGCTGTGGTATAGACTGCACAGCATACGCAGCAGCTTACGCTAAGAACTTTAAAAAGCAAGCCATAGGCTGTGGTGTGGTTATAGGGGGGCACACTGCAATAAACAGGTTAATGAGTTTGTAATGAACCCTAAACTAAAAGCAATCACAACCTTTACAGATAGATTTAAAGGTAGTTTCACCAGGCTTTCAGACAGCGATGTAGACTTCAGGGTATATAATGAAAAGAAAAGTTTAATAGCCTATATAGAGGTAATAGAAACAAGCCGCACATTAAAAGATTGTTACCCTCTTAAAATTAGTTTACAAAAACTATACAAACTTTCATCCAAAAGATTGAACCCCGTTATAATCTGGTCATGCTTAGATGGTATAATGTACGCAAAGATTAATGATGTTACCGGAGAAGTAAAGTGGTACGGTGACAGCGAGCTAAACTCAGAGCTATATGTATTCTATGGTAAGCAAAAATTATTTAAGTACGCAAGGTATTATTGATTACCATATATCTCTTCTTTCAGTTCTTTTTTTCGTTGTCTTTTCTCTCTTGCTATTTCTCTTTTGACTTCTTCAACCTCCCTTAAAGAACCTTGGGGGCCATACAAGTCATCGTATGTCTGAGGGAAGAATTTTTTCATATCAGTTTTGCTCATGGGCTTTTTCTTGGATTTGTCTTTCTCTGGACGATAAGATGGAGATATACCAATCACGTCATACATATTGTCCTCAAACTCTTCGGGGGTAGCGTCTTCGCTAAACAAGTTAGCTAAGCCAATAAACGGGTCTACCTGCGCTCCAATAACTACTTCCATTATAGGGAGTATTTGTGATTTAAAGAAGCCTTCTTCATTTGCCATGGCCTTTTTTATTTTACGCATCACGGATTCAATAGGGTTAACGATATTATCGTCATATATTTTTCCTCTCTTATATTCTTCTCCCTTTGCTGCGGCTATTATCTTGCCTGCCACATCAAAACCTTCAACAACCCCCCCGACTAAAGGTATCTGATAAGCTAAATTCATACCCGTCATTGCCTCTAACATCTTTTTTATAGCCGCTTCTTTATCTTCTTCATCGCCCTTGACAAACTTAGCTATGTTTGAAACTCCAACAAAAAGAACGTTGGCAACCGCAAGGTTTATATAAAAATCTCTTGCATCTTTAACACGAGGAAATTTTCTATCCTTTGCCGCTCTTATTATATTAGTTCCGGACTGCATTACTTTGTTTATCTGCAAGAATAAAGTGCTGCCAAACATAGTAAAAGTTCTTTGAAGTGCATTACTATTCATTTGCAATGGTATCTTATCAGCCCCTCTACGTGATTGCTGTGTCGCGTTGTAATCATTGAACGCTTCTACCGCTTCGGCTTTGCTCATGCCGTTAGCTATATTTCTTTTGTAGTTAATCATATATCCCATAACTCCGAGAACATCTCCGATTATAGTAGGAGAAGCAGCAGCTGTTTTAAAAAGCCTAATGGCTCTACCAACCTTTGTGTTTGATTTGGATACAGGCCTAAAAGTTTTTGAGCCACTCTCTAATCCATGAATATCTCCCTCCAACCCCTGTGCAATTCTTTTTCTAAACGTAGGGGAAATTTCCATAGCTTGGTGTATAGCACCATCCTTTCCAACTAAATCTTTGGCCAGGCTAAGAACAACCTTAGCCCCGTCAATCATAAACATTGGCAGGTCTAATGCGCTTCTTAAAGGCTGAGGTGTTTTGGAGTCTTTAGGAAAATAAGAATAATCTGAATATGCGTTTACAAAAGATGTAGCTTGCTTTAATATTTGTATGGCTTTAAAAGCTAAAGCAAACCCGGTAAATTTTACTTGCAACACATCTAATGCTTTGATGCTTAGACTATCTTTCATCCCTGCATTTGGGTTGACTGCAAAGTTAACAGCCTTCTTCATGTTCCTTAGTATGCCCATCTCAGTCAATAAAGTGTCCACGGCTGGTATTTGAAAGAAAGCATTAAGCATTTTTGTTCCTTCAGCATAAGACTTATATTTTTCCATGGTTTGGAAATGGTTGTCTAATGCAGAGGTAAAATCAGCAACATCTAAGTCTATGTCTGATGTTCTATCAGTTCTTTCTTTTAAAGCTGGCGCTGTTTCAGCGTTGAATATCCCATCAAAATCTCCCTCATTTATTGAGTTTTCAGGAAGTTTGTCTGTTTCCGTGATGGTTGGAAAATAATTTTCTACATACCCTAAGTTTATATCATTCATTTGAGAGTATACAGAATTTACTCCCTCATAATATTCATTGCTTAAAAAGTCTACAGTTTTATCTACAAACTCCTTTAGCTCAGGCGTTAAGCTTTCTTCTACTTGTTGTATGCCTTCCTCTCCTATTTGAGCTATAAGCTTTTCTCTTTGAACATCATTTTTACTTAAAGCATAAATACGCATAAGCTGGTCACCGCTAAACTTATCTTTACGGACTCGCCCTGTTTTTGTGTTTTTTACATTTAGAGTAAACACATCGGTGGGTATCATTCTTTTTATTTGATTATACCCTTTTGTTATTCCGTCAATACTATTTGCTATAGTATTCATTTTGTCTTCAGATTCAAACACCCCGGCGTTGTAGTCGTTGTCCATTCTATTAAGAGAGCGATATACCTTGTCTGTAAATATAGATTTGTTCTTGGTTACCCTGTCAACTAAATTTGTAAGAGTACCCAAGTGTTTCAAGAACATTGTTGATTGTCTTAAAAATTCTTTAGTGTTTTTGAAAAGCATTTCTTTTGAAAGAGCAATTAATCCTTGACCGATTTTAAACTTTTTAAAATGCTCTTGAACTACTTTTCTTTTTTGACTTAATTCTTGTTGCGTCAACAAGTTTCCTTCCTCGTCAAATAACTCTGGGTTAGTGTCTTTAATTTGTTCCGTTGCCTGGTCAGACTGCTCTCTATATTTTTGCACACGCTCCATCCTTCTGGATTTAAACGTAGCTATAGATGAGGCTTTAATATTATTAACCATAGACATAAGCTCTTGAACTTGAGCTAAGTCCATATTCATTACATCTCCAAAGTTATCCATTGCCATAGCTAAGAAAACTAAGTCTTGTTCTCTTTGAGTAATGGCTTCTCCATTACGTCTCTTCTCTATTAGCTCATTTATCTTTGAGTCATTGTCTATCAGAGTTTGGCGCAGGTCGTTCATTGCCTCAACATCATTTGTCATTGCGGCCTTTAATACTTTTTGCACTTGCCCGAAATAAGATTGACCTTCTTTGCTTAATCCTTTAGCTCTTCTCTTTCCAGACTCCGAGAATGCAGCCTTTGCTTTAGTCCTTACAACCTTAAGCATATCCTTTAGTATAGCATTCTTTATCTTGTTCTGTTGTTGCTCTACTATTTTGAATACAAACTCAGCGTCAGCTTGCAGTGTGTCAGTAGTAGCCTTGGCTACACGCCTAATAAGCTTATTGATTTGTGCCTGAGTATATGTATTTGAAACAGGTAATGCACTTTTAATAAACGCAGTAAGTTTAGCTTGCGTTTCTTTAACTAATTTTTGTCCAGCCTTACGCTCCCTCAGAGCCTTTCTAATGGACGATATTTCTTTTTGTACAGTAGGGTTGGCTCGTGTACCTATAGTTCTGTCAAAGGCGCTTAAAAGCTCCATCTGAACCTGCTCCGGCTGTGCTTGATACACTGGGTGAGCTTTCATTAAGTCTAAGCCTTTCTGTCTGACTTCAGACATAGAGGTTTCATCTGTAGTAAACTCATTCAAATCATTCCTGACATCCTCAAATAATTTAGTAGCTTCTTGTACTCCACCTTCAACACGACTAAACTCTTTAGGCATTACGATATCGTTTACCTTAACCTCCATAGCTGTGTTTATGTCGGTCTTGTTAAAACCTCTACCTATAAGCACCTCTTTTATACTGGCGTCAGTAAATCCGTTTTGTCTACCTGTTGTTATTATTTGTTCCATTGACACTCCGCTACTAAACGCAACGTCAGCATCTTTAAGTTCAGTAAGCTGTTGGTCTGTTAGTTTTATTTCTCTACCTGAAAATATATCTGCAAGCGCAGTACCGATAAACCCGTCAAGATTCATGTCTTGAATTTCATCAACACTTAAGTCTTTAGACATTTTAAACTGTGACTTGATATAGTTCCACATACCAGCAAGCCATTGTTGGAATTTACTTTTTACAGCAGCGTCAGCTATAGACTGCCCCTTGTCTCCAATAAGAATAGCCATAGCCTCTTCAGCGGCCCTGGTCTCGTCTCCTTTATATTTTTTTAATTGCTCAGAATATAACGGAGTTTCTTTTACAAGTGTAATACCCTGATTGTAAATAGCACGACCCTTTTCTGTAGTCTTTAAATGCTTTACCCACACGTGACCCATTTCGTGAATGGCGGTGTTAAACATTTTAGATTCGCTATTATGAACTTGTGGGTTGATATATATGTCACCATTAACAGTCATACCATAAATAATATTTTCACCCACACTATACTTTTGTACTTGGGCAGAAGTTACTACTTCGTCAAACGTCTGTTGGTCAGTAGAAATAACAACACCAGGGAATACTTTACCCATAAACGCAGTCAGCTTATTTGCGTTATCTACGTTTTCATTAGCGGCCTCTACAAAAAATTCAGTTTGATTTATCCCACGCCTACCCTTTGTTTGGTCTATCTCAAGTGTTAGTTGTTCAGTTGTTTGTTCTTGTTGAGGTCTACCCGGCTCTACAATAGCCTCTAAGCTTTGAGCTTCAGTAGGCTTAACATCAACCTCCTCGTCTAACTGAACAAACTCCTCTGGCATTAGAGCGTTCTTTTGGTCAGCAAACTTAAACAGCTTCATAGCTTCATCTACCTTGGCTTGTGCTTCTTCAAACTTACCTTCTTTTCTTAATGCTCTTGAGTCGTTTATTAAATCTTGAGCTTTGTTGTTTACTCCAGAAAAGTTTACCCAAGAGTTTTGCCCTCGTGTCTCTGTGGTCATGGCTCGTCTTGCCAAAGGAGAATACATTCTTGAGTGTACGTTCCAGGCGTTTTCCTCACCAATAGGCCCAAAGCTATTGCCCAATGTGCCGTGTCCAAAGAAGTCGTGAACAAACCTAAAGACATCATTCGCCAACATAGGTCTTCCATTCTTGTCTACAAACGTGGTGCTTTCTAACATTAAATTATTAGCCCTGTCTGTATCGGTAACTCCTTCAGTTCCAAACCCTGATTCAGTAGAAAATATTTTTAATGTTTTATTCTCATTAACATCCCGTAACATTTCAGCTGAATTATTGTAGGGGTTCTCATCAACAAGCTCAATGGTATATCCTTCTGATATAATGTCATTATACTGCTCTACTGTTTCATCAATCAAAGCTCTGTAGGAGCTCTGAACTTCAGGGTCTTGAGGGTTGGACTCTAACTTCTCATAAGTTTGAGCTATCCTCCTGGCTCTGTCTTCGTCAATTTTACTTAGTCTCTCTGCTTCTTTGAAATCAACTCCTGTTCTTTCTGCAGTTCTTTGAGCAATTGAGCTCGCATCCTTAACGGGCTCGCTGAATAATCTGCTTCCTGCTGGGGTTTCACTTGTTTGTTTTGCATCATCTTTAATTTTAGTTTCTATTTCTATGGTAGTATCTTGCGTTTCGGTGGTCTCAGGTTGCGCGGCTTCGAGTTGGGGTACTCCTTCTCCCACTTCTTGGCCATCTCTGGCTTGTTCGCCCACATCCACCGTCTCTGTTTCTCTGACTTGAACGGCATCTAATTTATTTTTTACAAGGTTATTAACTTCTTCATCGTTATCAATAGTAAGCATTTTAGTTAACAAACGCTCTTTTGAATTTTTATTTATATATTTTATAAACTTTTCTCTGGTCACACGCTTGCCATCAATACGATATCTACCCACGTCTTGACGAACCTCAGCAGTCGGCTCAAATATACCTTCTAATAAAGCTCTTTGTTCTGTAGGTAATAATTTTTTATTCTGAGCTATGTATTCAAGCTCATTGTTTATGTCAGCTATTTGTTTACCAAACACTGATTTTCTGTTGGCGGTTGCGCTGTACTCTTCTCTTGCAGCAAGTAGTTGCATCACACGACCTTTTAACTCCCTGTTTATAGGTTTGTTTTTAGCTCTACCTAAATCTAAAAGATTATCTGCGTCTTTAGACAGCCCTAAGTTTTCCTGTATCCTTTGGTTTTGCTCGGCATCAATCTGTCCAAGTCGCTCCATGCGAGTTGCCCAGTTTGATATTTGTGTGCCACTATTTTTTTGGTCAGCCACAAATGTAACATCAGTCAAAGCATCAGCCAATTCAATGTTGCTTAGTTTACGGGTATCGACAAAAGTGTTGACAGCCATACCAGAAGAGTTGTTTCCAAAACCTCCGAGCCCTTCTGCGGCTATCTCTTTCCAATCTATCTCATCACCCACATTTATTTGAGCTAAAGCTTCACCAGTTGATTCTGCAATGGGGTCATATACACCCCTTTCTGCAAGCATGGTTACTGCTCTTCGGCCTCTGCTTGCAAATGTTCCCGCTTTAAATATCTTACCTGCTAATCCAAAAGATATATAATCTACAACAGCAATAGGGACACCTCTTGCTACACCCCTTTGTTTTGTTACCGCCCAAATTTCTTCACTCATTACAGCGTCTTCTACATCTTGAGGGTCTAAAGGGTTTAATCCTTGAGCCTGCATTGCGTCAAAAAAAGCATTGCTATACTCCATCGCAAAAGATGTTGCTGCAAATCCAGCCCTCAAGCCTTTTGCTAACCCTGCGATTGCTCCTGCAACAGCGCCTGGTGCAGCACCTACACCACCGACAGCAGCTCCGGCAGCAGCTCCATAAGTTGCGCCTGTTGCTATCCCGCCCAAAGCGCCCGATGTAATAAATTCTATCCCGTATGGAAGCATAAGCCCTATTGAGTTCATAGCCAATGCCAAACTTAACTCCAATGGGTTATCCTTTACAACTTGAAAAGTTTCTTTAAATCCTTTGGCTCTATTCCATCTTGACATGACACGAGCATCTTTCTTTTCAGCGGCCTTACCTTTTAAAAGAGCAATCATCTTGGCAGCTTTCTTTACATCATCCGGGTTGTTGATGTCTAATTTTTCGAAATCAAAAGCCATTCCTGTTGACAGTTGTAGTATTACCTCTGCGGCATTACCATTGTCCAGTCCTTTTTTAAGTTCTGACGATACCGCTGCCCAGTTGTCCTCAAACTCTCCTCTAATAGTTTGGTCATGCTTAGCATCGTAGAATGTTAATGCTTGTTCATATTTTTGTGCGGCGTTTGTTTTTAGTGTTTTAGCCTCTGTAGCTTGTACAGATAGCGCTTCAATTAATTTAGCTTCAGTATCGTCTTTAGGTACAATAGTGTTTAACTGGTCTAAGCCTACGCCAAATGTTTGTAATGATTGAAGGTTTAAATTATCTAAAGATAGGTCAGCATAATTGTTTGAGCGAGCTGCTGTTTGTGCTATAGCGTTATATTTTTTGTCAAGCTCGACATCTAACTTCTCTCGCAATCTTACTTTGTCATCATCCATAACCAAATCAAACAAAGTGTCTTCTTGTTCTTTCAATTCCTTTAAAACCACACCAATGTCATCACGCATGATTCCATTTACATAAAGATTGCCATATTTTTTACGCTCCTCCTCTGTTAATTCTGACAAATATTCTGTGCCAAACTCAGCTTGTTCTGCCTCAATAAAATCTATTTTATCTCGAACATCTAAATAATTTTGATACTGTTTTTTTTCTGAAGAAAAGTCATACCCCTCTTCGCCAAATACTGAGTTTCCTAAAGCATCTGAAGAGTGTCTATCTTTCCAAGAACCTTCTGCAAACTCTTGAGCCTCTTCCTCAGTTTCAAACTCAAAAACTTCCCCTCTTTCTTCCGCTAATTTTTTAGCTTCATCAAACCCCAGCTCAAGCCAAGTGTTTTTATTAGAGCCGTATAAGTTAGGGTCTTTTGGAAATAAGGTTGGAATAACCTTATGCTTTCCATCTTCTTCAAAGGAAGTGAATAATACACTTGATTGTGAGCCATCCGCATTAAGCCTTGCATACTTACGCATTTGCTGTGCACGCATAGCTTTTTGGTTAAGACTTTCCTCTGGAGTTACCTCTTCCGATTCAATCGCAAACTGTGTAATAAAGTCTTTTAATTTTTTAGACTCCAGCACTTCTGTTTTTGAAAGGAACGGGTCAAGGTCTATTGTTATGGTTTCTTTTCCGTCAGCAGTGGTTACAGTCATAGCATCACCCATGCCTGTTTCCTCAAAAGTAAATCCGTACTTTTGAAAGTTGTCCATCATAAATGGAACAACAGACTCTTCTTCCATATCTATAAGCGAAGCGTCTATGTTATTTAAAACTGTTGAAAACTCAACGTCTTGTAGTAAAGCCTGTGATTGTTTTTCTCTTCCCTCTGCATCAGCCTCAATCTGCGCCTGCTCTTCTTTTTTAAAAGCCTGCATATCTATTTCTCTTTGAGCCTCAAAAGCATCTCTCTGCTCTTGCTGTTCAATGGCTACGCGCGGGTCAATAAATTTTTGCTGTGCTACCCGTGTGTTGTCTTGGGCCACTTCGACTTGTGGCTGTAAAGATATTTGCTGAGTGTCTTGACGCTCAGTATCTGATAACCCCGATAAACCAGCGTCCCCAGCTGAATCCAAAACGGGCTTGTCTTTTTTTTTTACTTCACCAGGAGCTACGCCGATTAATACTTGATAGTCCTGTATACTACCATTGTATCCACCGCTTTTAAAAATCTCAAAAGAATCATTCATCGCATCTGGATTAGATTCAATCAGAGTTCTAAATTCATCACGAGACCCTCTGTACCCTCCTTGAAGGAACATATTATAAGCATCTATAAAAGCTTGTTCGTTCATATTATTAGTTATATCCTGATGTGTTTATTACAGGTGGTGTGCCTCCTCCGGCATCCCCACTACCTGCTTGTCTTTGCGAGCGAGGTGTGTATGATAAGTTTCTTCTTTGACTTGCAATTGAAGGGTCTAAAGCCAGTGACTCTAAATCAGTCTGCGATAAAATGTAATCTCTTATTTCTTTCATTGCACCAGGCTTGCTTACATCAAATTTTCTGCTTATTTTTTTACCCGCTACAGTACCACTAACCTCAACCTTTTTTTGTTGGGGGCCAAATACATCAGTTATTTTTAAGCCAAATGGTGGAGGATTAGATTCAAAGTATTTTTGCAAAGCTATAGAAGGTTCTTCTTCTTGCGATAAATCTAAATCAGGTATACCTTCTTCTAACAATCTTGTAGTAGTTTGCGTAGCAGTTTCTCTCTCTGTTTTCCCTTCTCTGGTTGCGAACACATCTGTCATGGAAGTTTCAGAAAAGTCTAATGGTGCAGGTATTCTATTGCCTTCTGCATCTTTTACAAATCTTGCGCCTCCTGAACGCTCAAGAACTGTAGCCACATCGTCCACTCCGTGTATCTCATTACCAAGCTCAGCCCACTCTTGAATAGTTATATTATCTGGGTCGTAGTTTATTGTTCTGTTCTTAGAAGAGTCAGTGTAAGTTACTACTACTTCACCTGGTACTGAAGTGTCAATAGCTATCACGCCAGATTTTTTGGCTTTATCTGTTCCAAGCAATTGATTGATGGCTGTAGACTTTTCTTCTGGAGTGCCGTAAGCAATGTCGTTCCAAGAGCTAAGCGCATTATCTTCTGCTTTTTCACGCCTTCCAGCTTGTTCTTGTGTAGCAGTTTCTTGTTGTTCAGTGTAAGTAGATACTGTTTCCTCTCGGTCAATCTGGTTTCTGAAGTTTGCTCTAACCGCATCAAACGCAACCTTAGATTGAGCTTCAGTAAACACAGGTTCAATCGTTCCGCTGCCATCATCACGTACTAAAATCATATTAGGGTCTGCTTTAGCAGCCTTCTCGTCAAACGTAAGGTCGTATCGTTTCCCTGTTTCTGGATTAGTAGTTACGTAGTTTGTTAATACCGCTAAACCGTTTAATGGATTTGCTGTAATATAAGAGTTAATCATATCATCCTCCATCTTTGTAAAGCTATCTACAGCTTTTGCTTGGTCTCCACTAAGTTTACCTCTTTGTGTGGGGTCAAGCAATTTTTTTAATTGACCTGAATATCCTGGGCCACCAGCACTACGAAGGGTAGTTATGTAGCTTCCAAGTCTATCAGCCTCAGCTTGCATTGTAGCGCCAACTTTAAAGTTGTCATACTTAGTTTTTTGCCTGTTTCTTAATTGGTTAACAGTCATAAAATCATTAGGGTCTTCGCTCATGGTTCTTACGCCATCCTTGTCTACTACTTTTGAAATACTTACAACCCCTGTCTCTGGGTTTATATATGTTCCGGTGTTTCTTAAATTAGATAAACCTTCTATTTGAGACATTAACCATCCTTCTAATTCTTGAGACTCGCCAGCTTTTAGCCTGGCCATTTTTTCGGTGTACTCTTTTTGATACTCTTTAGACAAACCGAATAGTTCATTTGTTCCGTCAGTTAAATTTTGTCTCTGTATAGTATAGTCCTTTGATTTCAATAGACCTGACTTTAAAAGTCTGTCTTGCATAAGTCGAGCTTGTTGTGCGGATGCAGCGTGTTCTAATGCAAATTGGTTTGCAGGTTTAAAATCCCCGGAAGGAGCATCGTCTAATGTAGTTTGGTATTCTTTAGAAGCATCATCAATAGCTTGTCTACGAGCCGCTCTTTCATCTCCAGCTTGTTTTAGTTTGGATGTTAGCTCTGAACCTATCTGTTCCCAGTTTACCCCTGAAGAGGCCTCTCTTTCTACGTAACCGTAATAACTTTTTGCCATCTATATAATTATTGGGCTAATAAACCAGATATCATTTGTCTTTGTTCGGGTGTCATTTGAAGCAATTGGTCTTGAATATTTGTCATCGACATTTGACCTAATTCATCAAATGCAATATTGTTATTTCCAAATGTTTTGAACTGCCCTGGAGTCATTGTCACTCCTCCTATAGCCTGTTGAAATGCAGTATCTGGATTATAACTTTGTCTAAATTCTTTTCTTGTACCCCCGGCATTCAAGAAGTCTTGCTTAGCGGATTTTTTAACATCACGCTGCATAGCATTAATATCACGAGCCTCTGAACTCATACCATAATCTGGAAGCATAGATAAGCCCTGTTGCGCTACATTTGCCACACCCATTATACCTTGTTGTAAGTTAGCGTCTCTTGCAGCCTGAGCATCTCTCATGGCTTGTTGAGCCCCTTGAGCCTCCCCTAACTTAAGGTTAGCTTTAATGTCTGACTTCCTGGATTCTTCTGCCGCTACCAACTTGTCTAAATCACCAAGCTCTTTACCCATAGCTGTCCGCTGTTCTCCAGCCGCCGCTAATACTCCCTGTCCTACTCTTTGTGAACCAGCCAATACTCCACGCTGAGAGCCTTCTCTAACAGCTTGTAACTCAGTAGCTGCCTGCGACTTTAGTGTATCTTGAGCAATCTCGTATGGTTCTTTTTGAATAGCCAAAGCTTCATATTCATTTTTGGTAAGTTCTTTTTCAACTTCAGCCATAGCTTGTTGAGCCGCCCGTTCAGCGTCTTCCATCATTCTTTTTTGTTTTCCAGCTTGAACGAAGCTCATGGTGGCTGTTCCCACCCCTATAGCTAATCCTGCAATTGCTCCTGACATAGTAGTTCTTTATTTATTATAACGTGTTCAGGTAAGTCTTTATAGTTTTCTGTATAAACTTCCTTTTCCGCATCTTTAATATTTTCAGCATCTGTCCTATAAACACAAACCCACGTGCAATCTTCGTGCATATATGCAACTCTTTGTGTTCCTATTTCAGTCATCACCTTCATTGGTGCTTTAATTCTTTTTACCTCACCTGTATCTAAAAGAACTGACATCTCTCCTTTAAGAAAAAATGATGGGTGGTTTTGCTTATGTATATAGCTAACCACCAGTGTCCCTTTCGGCATAAATATCTCCCTGGTGTATAGACCATCTTGGAGATTGTGCTCAACAGGCATAAGTTCCTCCATTTCAGGCGTGTGGTTTTTTACACTTCCCTCGTGTTGCAATACAGTGTCTTTAAAGACACTAATATTTTCCCACAATAACCCTCTATTTTGGTGAACATATTGAAGTATATCTTCAGGTTTTTTCCTTTTCCTTTTGAATACACTTAATATACCCATACTTTTCTACAAAGATAAGAATTTTAAGGATAACTTTTGAAAGCTTCTGATTTAACAGCAAATAGCTCTGTAGCCACAGTTGAATCGTTTGTTAATTCAAAAACACAGTAATGCCCTAACACTCCTTGTGATTCCGCTACAGCATCTTTTATATATAGAAAATAAAAGTTTTGCGATGGAATCGGAACTGCACCTTGAACCTGGTTATCTACTACTACAGTTGAAGTGTTTGTGATACTACTATATGTAACTGACGTTATTTGTCCACAAAATTGTGGAGTTAGCGTAGTAACTGGAGGCGTGTTGTCCGCAAAAAACAACTGGTCTCCTATAGATATAATAGAGCCTAAGTTTAAATTAAAAGTTATTGTAGCGGTAGTTGTATCATTATTGGCAGTTGTGCTGTCGCCAATACCTGTTAGTGAACGCATTGCGTATTGATTTTCTCCAGCTGGATTTGTAGAATTGTTTCTAACAAAAGCAAACCAATCAGATTCTTTTTGCTCAAAATAACTGGCATCTATAAAGCCATTAGTTTGTAAGTCAGTTGAAAGTTCTGCAGACCAACTATCATCTCCCTCAAGCATAAGTGTTTTAAACTTCTTATTGTCAAGTGGCGATTCATTAAACACACTGGTCATTTTAGACTCTCCCTGAACACCGTAGTAATTGTTTCTGGAAACATTGTCAGAGTTGTGTTGGTATAAGTTACCGCCTTTAAATGTATACAAAAACTGATTCATACCCTGAATGTAATCAGGATAGTAAGTATAAAAAGATGGCCACCCTTTTGAATTTTCGCTAAATGTTACTGTTATATTTGACATATATTTAAGGTATTGGTGCACACGCTCCAGTGGCGATTACTATTCCGTTAGCATCTACTTGTATAAAATCATTGTTATCCATAATATAAATACCTTGCGCTAATGGTGTTATACCATCATGGTCTTCAAATACAAAGTAGTATAATTTAGGATAAACCACTGTAGCATCAGCTCTATCTGCATAATCTTTTGCAAAGTAATATACCTGAGAAAATGAAGCTGTACAATCGTTATTAGATTGAACGGTACTTGATTGAAAAGATGGTAATTGTATTGGACAATCAATAGCTAAATTAAAACCTGTGCCTGGGCATGGCCCTAAAACCTCAACAGTAACAATGTTAGGGGTAGCATTTGGTTTTGGTATTACTATGTAACTAAACACATTTTGTGTAGCAGCATTTGTTTGGTTGTCTGTTGTGTTGAGAGTGTAGTTTCCTGTAGATGGATTATTTGCTGCCCACGTATTTGTTGGCCTTAAAATAGACCTGTTATAAGTATTTGTACCTACTTGACCCGCCCAACAATTATTATTAGGGTCTCCCAACAATGTAAACGCACCAGCTATACCACTTTGACTTTGTCTGTAGCCTAAAGAAGGAGTTGAAAGCGTGTTGTAATATACGCCGTCATATTCTACTCTAATTGCGTCTGGAAAACTTTGAGGGTCAAAATATACCATTACAGCGCCTACGTCATTTTGAGTAGAGCCTGCGTCTAATTCTACCGTATAGTGCCCTTGATTTCCTACGGGGGGATTTAGAGACCCAGAACATGGTAATGGTGGACTTGTACATTGAGCACCTACAGCAACTACAATACCATGAACAATTTCTAAATAACTATTGTCGGCTAAAATAATATACTGTGGCGTTGCTGTTAAGTTCAATCCATTACCAGCATTAGCATCTGAATAAACATAGTTACCAACAATAGGTACTGTATTTGTGTCAGGTACAAATGTTTGATTAGGAAAAGCTCCAGTAACCGTTGCGTTAGGAGCAAAATAATAAGTTGTATCAATATTGGCGCAATCTGTATTTCCTTTTATAGCTGCCCCCTGAAATGAAGGTAATGCAGCTGGACAGCTTGCTTCGTATTGAAAAAATGTGCCTACTATTGGGCCAAAGTAATCTATGTTCATTATTGAAACAGATGTCGCCTTTGGTATTACTTGAGTGTAAACAGTCGCCCCGCCGCCGCCACGAAGGTCAACATTGTTGGAGTCAACAACTATATTTCTGTTTGGCAGTGAAGACTGAATGTAATTTCCATCTGATTGAATTGTGTATACAGGTAAATTATTTGTTGTGGTAGGTGTTCGTTGAGCACTACCATAATATGTAGGGCTTCCAATTGTACTATTTAAACCAATGGGGGTTCCGTTGTTTCCTTGAAATGTCAGCTGATTAAAAGTTTGATTATCGTATGTTACAAGAACGCCATCAGGAATTGAGTTTCCCACAATAGAATATATTATAACAGCGCCCAAGTCTGCCCCCACACTTGTTTGCCCTAAAAACGTGCCATTTACATTGCTTGAAAATCCAGCTATTTGTCCACAAGGTACTGCACACGTAGGGCAGTCTTGTTGAGGTAACAATATGCAGTTAACTTGTTCACGAACAATTTGGCCATTAGAATAAAAACCATCTGGAGCACAGACATTCATGTCAGGGTCGGTAAATATTGCCGAAGAACTAACAAGGTCTGGGCCGTTTAAATAATATGTTCCCTCTGTTGCCATTAGAATAGTGGTATAGGTTCGTTACAATTACAGCAAACATCTTCTAAGTCTGCTGTAGAATAGCATAAAGTAGCCTCTACTGAGCTTCTGTAATCATATATCAAATATAGGTATTTTCCAGAATTAGGCATTGGAAATTCACCCGAATATGCCATTGGCGCTTGAGAGCTATCAATAGTTAATGAAACAGCAGCATTCAAAAGACTTATTATATCTGCGGGAGTGTTTTGATAAACCGTGTCTGTCCTTAAATAATATAATTCGTTTTGTGCAGGGTCAAAAACAAAATCATCTTGTGGAGCTTTTCTGCTAATAACACTTACATCAGCAGAATCTGCAGGAATTACTCCTGCACCTTGCGGCCCTGTAATTGATGAAAATTGTGAAACAATTATAGATGCAGTATCATCTATAAATTCTACTTGCTCAGAGTGAAGTGGAGAAACAAAAGTTCCATCTACCCATCTGTAATCATTATGTATAAATTGCCCTGCATCTGTAGCATTTGTAATGCAAACTTGAGTAATCGTAATTTCTTCTGCAACGGGACAGTTAACTGTAACGGAAACTATAGCTCCAGTAACTCCTCCTAAAGATATACTTACTTCTTCGTTGTTTACTATGTTCTTGTCAATAACAAGAGTCCCTGTTGATGAGATGTTTTGAGACAATCCATTATATTCAGCAATTACCGAAGCGCTACCTCCAGTTATAATAACATCTACATTTACATCCCCAACAAGCTGACCTGTATTTACGCAGTAGTCAATCGTTTCCCCTGTTTCAATTGAAAATGTCCTTTTAAAACCGCATCCAAAACATTGAACATCTACAGGTAGTTCTTCTATGTTAGAGCTTAAAACGTACTCGTTCATATACGGGTCATACCCTCCGAGCTTTTGGGTGTTTGGAGCTCCAATAAATAAATCTCTAAAATAAGACCTCATTCCAAATTCTGACACCACTGTAAGCTGCTCGCTTTGTCCTGAGCCAGATAATTTTAATACCACACCTCTTTTTGCGTCAGTAAAAAATTTATCGTACCCCCACTGAACATAACTTTCTGGGTTGTTACTAATACCATATTGTTCTATGCGAGCGATTTGAGTGCCTAAAACTTCAGGAATTGACGCTACCTGTCCTCCGCCTGTTGAATCTGATAAAAGGTTTTTCCCTGCTAATACATAAGATATTTTATCTTCTTGTAATACAAGTATATCTGTTTCTCTTGCATCCAATTTTCTAATAGGGCCAAACGTATCTTCCAAAGGTTTAAAGTTTAACAATCCTAAGTTAAATTCATTCAGCTTATTAACATTAGACTCGTCATTGTAAACACCGCTATAAGTTAAGTCTGCAAATCTGTGCGCTTCTTTAAAATCTATTTCAGAAGTAGAGGTGGTTTTTTCACCTAAAGCCAATTCTTTGCCTATTATTGAGTCTCTTATTTTGTAACTTTCCACACCATTGCCAAAAGAATAACAATTAAAAAATGCAGTGTCAATAACAGCAGATTGTACGCTGGTTTGATTTTGAACATTACCCGTATGAAAACCATTTACAGTGTCTATCTCAAAAGATTGAGAAGACTCATACCACAAATCTGGAGTAGCGTCCTCTGGTTGAGTTTCAAAAACAATAGTGTTGTCTGCCCTAAATACAGAAATGGTTAAACTAACACGAGCCCTTCTGTCTCTTGAGCCGTTTGTTGCTCCGGAACACGAGTTTGTTCCGCTAACTAATAATAATAATTCATTTGTTGTGGAGTCTCTATAGTATCTCCAATTATAAATACACGGGTTTCTATCTATATCATTATCATCAGCCGCAAAAGAAGCGTCATAAAAGTTTTGAAAATACGGTACGGGGCAATCAGGGTCTCCAGAAACAGTTGCTGTGCCATCTCCTAATCTTGTCTCAACATTATCTCCATCCCACCATTCTTTAAAGTTTTCATATTCTTGAGATGAAGTCAAGTTTAAGTCTAATTGATATCTTCTGCCGTCACACTTTCTCCCCTTCCCTGGTCTATTAAAATCTGCTTCTATTTTTATTCTTGAGCCAGCAGGGATTGTGTAGTCTATAAAACTACCAGATATATTGGGGTCTGGAATGTTACAAGGGTATCTAACAACAGGATATGAGCCACCACTTGTCCCCGTAGATTTCTTTTGTCCTGCCTGTATTACAGGATTATCTCCTTGAATAATGTTAAAATCATTAGCTAATATTTTCATGTAAGTACCAGCGGGGATAGGCACATCTTCACCAAGGCCATCTTTTGGAGCGGGGTCTAAAAAGTCTGCGGTTTGAGCATCTTTTTCTAATACTGTGGCAAATCTACATTTTGTAGTCGCCCCCTCCGTATCTCTTTTTACTATTAACCTATCGCCCTCCTCTACTTTCCTTGAGTTTTCACCATCTAATAAAAAGAACGTAGCATTAGTTGTGGGGTCAAGAAAAAATATGTTAGTATATATTGTATTATAATCTTCTAAATCAGGTTTAATTACAAACTTGTATTTTGTAGCCCATTTTGGAGCTAACTGAGTAGGCGGTATTTCAACCTTTATTCTGTTAGCAAAGCTTGAAAGGGCACAAGGAATATGCGTGGTATTATTAGGACTAACTAAAGCTGTAGTAGACCTATTAAATTCATCCATATACACAATGCCTATTTCATAGTCTCTATTACTATGTAAGCTTTTTGGATTACCTAATCCTAAATAAAACCCTTCGGCAGACGATATGTCATAATACTCATAAACCGTTTGTGTAGGGGTTGTTATATCATCTACATAAGCCATTGATAGCAATGAAAAACCTATTTCAGTACTGCCTGGAGAAGTAAATATCTGTATTGCCTGTCCGTTAGCTGATATTCCGCTGGCAAATTTTGTTAATGAATCTAAGTTTTGAGGTATCAAGCAGTTGAAAGAATCTGTAAAAGTTGTACCGTCACAAGAAGTTTCATCACCTGGCTGACCAGAAACAGGTTTTATATTGGCTGCTGTCCCAACGCTTTCAGTAAATAATGGGTCTGTAGCTAATTCATATACACTATTAAAATCACTTGGTAAATTAAAAGCAAATGATATGTCTATATTGTCAGTTGTTTCTGAAGGAAAAGGAGTTTGTCCACTAAATTGAGAGTGGTCAAAACGAATATCAAAAGTAATGGTAGCACCAGCTTTCAATTCCAATCCATTTAAGTCAAAATTAACTCTTGCATTTTGTATTGTAACAGGGCCATCAATAGAATAATCTTGCGGAGCAGTTTCATCAGAAACATCTCCAGCTCCAATCTCTTCAGACACTAAACCAACGGTGTATTCTAATTTTACTGGGTTTGTGTTTAAGTCAATTAAATCAAAACCGTCAACATAGTTGCCATAAACCAACCGATTACCCATAATAGTTTGAGCTTGAGCTTTTAAAGGAACATTGTCAAACAACCTTACTATTTCAGTATTGGGCAACACGGTAAATATCTTACTGTTTGTAAAATCTAAATTATAATTTGTATTGTTAGCCAGACCTAATTCTTCCTTGTTAAATTTTTCAATAGATTTTATAACACTACTTGTAGATTCTTTAAATACTACTTCTATTTGTTTTACTAAATTTGAACCTGAATTATATGTTACCTGAACTGAGTTAAAGGCATTTTGCATGCCCTCGTTAAGACCTGAGTCTGTGCTAAAATCAAATCCAACAGGCTGAAAAGCAGGTTCTGAAAATTGGGATAAAGCAGAGTATTCTCCATCTTCGTATTGATATCTGTACGCAAAACTAATAAACCTTGTTTCTAAAAAATTTTCTTCACCACTTAAGGCGCGTAAAGATATAGATGGTGATGTGGCTGGTGGTTTTTTAATTACTAATATCTCTTCAGATGTAAAGACATCAACCAAAGGAGTCCCTATTGGAATGTCGTAGGGTCTTAAAATATTTATAAATCTTGGGGGATTTATATTGTCTGTAAAAAACAATAAGTCATCCACCCTATCGACACCCGTGATTAAAAACTTGTCATTAAAATTTAAAGTTGTGTTAACTCCTCCACCGTCATTTACACTTATTAAATGATAATTAAGTGTATTTTCCACTACATTGAAAGAAACGACCATGTCGAGCTTCCCAGTAGGTGAGCCTGTAAACGCAGGGTCGTGCACAAACCATATTATTGTTTCGCGCTGACCATCCTGTAAAGAGCCAATACATTTTGCTTCTGAGCTTAGTGGCACGTTTAAATACTCTATTGAAGTAAGCTTTTGATTTCCTTTTGAATTTTCAACCGACCCGACTTCTGATTGTTCGGTAGAGCCAAGCCTAACGTTAACAGCATTTATATATTCACCATTAGGCACAAGGCGTTCATCAACGCTCTTGTTCATTCGTCCAGCTATAAAATTTCTTTGAGTAGTAGGCATATTACTTTATCCATTTATCCTTACCTCGCATATTCATAAGTAGTCTGCCAGGGTGTATGTTACTAATTCTAATTTTAGCATTCCTAAGTAAAGCAGAGCTTCTTTTTCTTGCTCTATTTACAATATACTCTTGAACCCCTAACTTACCATTCAATATAGCAAACTGGATATACGCATAAATATATTCTTCAAACAATTTATTAACGCTTATTTTAGAATCATCTCCAGATTCCATTCCGTCTGAGACATACTCAAGGATGCAAAATTCTTTTGCCATTCCTGAGCTAAAGTTAATTACTCCACTTTTTGAGTCTATTCGAAAAGTAGGATTAGAGTTAGCTGTTTCTGTATTTAAACCATAACGAGCGCCAATGGCGTAATCAAAGCACCAATACCCATCAACGCAGTATCCTTCCATATTGTTGTAAGGGCTGTTTTGGTTTAAGTAAATACTCTTTTTTGTGCCTTCAATTCGTTGTAAATCAATTAAAGATGTAGATGGCTTTAAAACATTTCCTTGGTCATCAAATAATATTTTACACTCATGGTCTTGTAAGTACGCATCGCTGTAATTAGTTTGTATGTTTTCAGTAAGAGGTCTAAGCACACCGTCTTTATATATAGATATCCTTACCCAGTTAACATAATCCGGTGGCAAAACAAATCTTAAATTGTCACACACTTGAAGTTCTAATATTTTAATTTCTTTAAACGCATCGTAGTTTAGTTCCTGAATTGCTCTTTTAGCATGAAACAAAACTTTAAACCGCTCTTCGTTGTTAATTAAAGAATGGTTGCCCGCATACATCAACATAAAATTGTTGACAATATCTTCCAGGCTCACGTATTGATAAGACCCCCAGTTTTCATTTTCTGGTGCGTTACCTTCATTCTCGTAATATTGCCATGCGCTAATATATGCCATTATTGTTCATTTTGATTTTCTACCATTTCTTGTGATTGACCAAATTTTATAGCTTCAATCTCTCTTATAGACATACCTGCAAACTGTAATATTTTCATTACTAAAGTTGGCTCATCATCTTGAGGCAACTCAAAGTCTTGGTAATCAGCTGCAGTTTCATTAAATGTAGGTTCGCTTCCAACTAAATTAAAATACGTCCATTTTGGTGGTTTAGGATATCTTACGTATTGAGCAATAACAGTCCCTGGATTTGTTATTATATCTGGATATACAGTTGTTGTGTTTCCATTTAAAAAATATGCGGGGAATAAAGCAGTTGGCTTTGTCAAGTTTGATGCGTTTAACTTAAATATTTTTTGCTGAGAAACTCTTTCTATCTCACGAACGTTTTTATTTGTTACTATTGAATATTCGTTCCCAAGTTCCCACAGCTGTGTGGCAACCAAAGTTGTTTCAGAAATCACCTGTGTTACATACCCAAATTCATTAGTAGTTAAATTACTTACAATATCTCCCACTTTTACACCTGAACTAATAAACGTTGCTCCTGTTTCTGAAACAGTAGTAGAAGCTGTTGGGCCAGCCTGGTCTATTGTTCCGCTCGTAATAAAGTTAGGGTAGTAGTTTAATTTATTTATTAAGCAATAATCTGAAGGTAAGTTAAATAAATTTAAAGCAGAGTGGCTTAAAGATTCTATCTCTGAAAAGCTATCTATAACTTCTTCATATCCTTTGGTTATGTCCGCTAAACCCGTGCCTGATTGTCTTTTATTCTCTTGATTAATTTGATAGTTGTATTGATAAAAATAATCCTCAAATACATCTAACTGAGCTTGCTTAGCATACAAGTTAAAATCATTAGGCGTAATGTAGCCATAGTTATTTTTATTCAACAATGACAGTACGGTTTCACGCACTGAATTTATCATACTCATCTGTAAATATCTTTTGTACAAAGATAAGCAAAAAAAAAGAGGCCCCGTTTCCGTGACCTCCTTTTGGAGAATTGACTATGAGCAATCAATTATGTTTAATAAAAAAATCGAATGTTCAAATATATAACTTATTTTTCATTTTCCAATTTTTTTTCTAAAAACTTTAATACTTCTATGCCATCATCAGATTGAAGGTATGAAGCTATAACGTATAGCGGGTCTTCACCGAAAGGTAAAGTCAACATACGTTTTTTGTTTGAAGACGTGTTAAAGTATACGTCTTTTTTAGAGTTCTTATAAACTAAAATCTTTTTATTAAACAATTGAGTGATGGTAGCTTGAAGCTTCATCATCGGGTCGTTAATAGCTGATAAAAAATCCTGTGAATGATTTTCTGCAAACACAAGCAAATCTCTACGCAATTCTGAGGATGTTATCTTAGATGGGTCTATGCCAAATAAAACGCTGGATATATTTTCCACTTGCTCTATAGTTAGACTTCGAGCTTCAATCAAAGCGTCTACACGTGAGTTTAATTTATCCACATCTTGTTGCGCATCAGCCTCTTGATTAACCTCTATAAAACGTTTTCCGTTCATAGGGTGATAATGTAAAAACTCCTGAAGCACGGGGTTAGTTTTAGGTACGCTTAAAAATCCATCTTCAAAAATGATAGGTTCAACGATAGCGTTACCGTCTTGTTCATCTTCAAAAGGAGAAGCTTGATTTCGTGCATATCGTAGCGGCCTGTTTGTTCCCGTCTCCTCGTCAAAGTATAATAGAGGGTTTCTACGATTATGTCTTGTTGGCAGCATAAAAGATAATGGTGCTGCGTTTCTGGTTAGTTTGTAGGCTTTATCTACAAGTTGCTTTCTTTTTTTCATTTGAATATAATTTAATTAAAATAATAAAAAAGGGAGTGTCTTTAAGGACACCCCCTTTGGGTAATATACTAATCTGTAAACAAGAAGAAGTTGTTTGCACCCATTGTACAAACACATCTTTCTGATAGGAAGTTAACTTCCATCGCATCTAAATCCGATGTAGCAGCTCCACCAGCAGAACCAGTAATCCACGTTTTATAACGTCTGTCTTCAGTTTCTGAAGCACGGTAACGCACGTGAAGGAATGGTCTCTTAGCGTTTTTGCCAAGGATTTGGTCATACACTGTAGTTGAACCAGCTGGAACTAATAGTCCGTTTACACGTCCTGAAGTTGCTCCGCCCGCTAAACCACCTCGCATGGTTGGGTCATTTAGATATTTCCAATCTGACTTATAGAAATCATATCCTCTACGGAATCCTGTGAACCCAAGGTTCAATGCCATTTCTTCGTCATTGTCAAACAATCCGTAAGAAGTACCACCTGGGTTTCCGTATGAGTTTTGAGCAGCTAACATATCGTCAATGTCAAAGCCAAAGTCTCTGTTCAAGAAAATTACATTTTCTTCAATAGCACCCTGCTTATCTAAACGAGAAATAATAGAGTCAAAATCACCAAGAACTGTTGGGTTTCCGCCAGCATAAAGGTTACCTCTTGTGCTAACCGCATGGAATATACCTTCAGAACCTTTGTCTCCTACTTGGTCAGATAGAACCTGAGCTTTAACTCCTGAACCAGCTTGTGCAGGAACAGCTTCAATCATTGCAGTCTCAAGATAGTCGTCAAAACGAAGTCTTGTTTCGTGCTCTGATTTTAGATACCATAGATATCCACTTGCTCCATTTTCTGTAGTTACTTCAATCCATCCGATTTGAGCCATATCTGAACCAGATACTGCATACTTATCTTTAAGAATGATTGGAGAGTTGTCAAAGATTTCATCTTCTGCCTCTAAAGAACCTTGCATTCCGCTTGTTCCTTTTTTAAATTCAGAACCATAAATGAAGATTGTTGCGTCACTACTTCCTAATCCTGAACCGCCTGTATAACCTTGTGCATCATAGAACGCTACAGTTACTTGTGCGTTAGCTAAATCAACAGCTACTACAAGTCCTTTGAACTCGCCTGAACCATCGTTATTAGCAACAACAACTGTTTGACCTACACGAATAGCAATTTGCCCTGCAGTAAGTCCTGTTGCGGCTCTATCTGGAACTAAAGCATCGTTGATTTGGAAAACTACTTCTCCGCCTGCAACTACTGCGCCTGCTCCTACTTTGATATACTTAGTGTGTAATCTACCTTGCTCTGCCCATTTTATAAGGTCTGAGTTAGAAGGTAGTTCTGCTCCTACTAACCGAAGGAAAGAGGAGATTGTTCGATTACCGTAACGCTCAAACTCTTTTTCATAAGTATCGGGAAGATACTGATTCAAAAAGTTGAAATCGGTAATATAGTTTGTAGCTAAAGCCACCTGTTGTGGGGCTGGCTGTAGCTGAAATCCTGGGGTTGGTTGTACTGTTCCCGCCATAATAATTTGTTTTTTTTAAATTGTTTAACTTTTTCTTTTAATACTCTTAATTTTTAGCCCTTTCCCTGAGGAAGAACTGATTGAGCGATACTGCGTTTTACCTTTTGTTGTAACCTCTGGAGCGTTTCTCGTAGTCATGTTTATATTTTTCATCTTACGATTTACGTCTTCAGTCGCATCAGATTTGCCTTGTTCATAAAAGAACTTAGCAAACCTATCTGGGTTAAGCGCAGCAGCTAAAGCTTTATGGTAACCGGCAGCGTCTTTAATTAATCCTTGGTCATCTAAATACTTGCCAATGAATTTCATTGGTGTATCTTGAGCCTTTTTAATTTCATCCACTGAGCCACCAGGGTTGTAAAGAACTTTAGTGTCGCCAATAGTAAAGTTAAAACCTTTAAACTCACTATTTAGGACTTTGTCCGTCTCTTGGTTAAACCAAGAAACCTTTCGGGCTTGTTCTTGCTCGAAAGTTTTAGCTTGCTCCACATATTGCTTATAGCTTTTATATTCTTCACTGTCTTCGGAAAAAGCACCCGTACTTGACTCAAGAGGTTGCTTATACATTTCCTTCTGTTCATTGAAAAACTTTTTAGCTTTTACAATTGCTTTTTTTCTTGCCAGTTTTACTTTTCTTACTTGAACTTCATCATCCAAAGTTTCATCAAAAGAATAGTCGTCCATCAACAACTCTGCGTCTTCTTTGTCTAAACCTTCTTCTGTAGCCAAGATATACTCGGTTAGCAACTGGTCTTCAGGCATGTCATCAAAGTTTCTGTTTAACTTAACATAGTCTTCAATTCCTCTGCCTGTTTTCTTTTTATACTCAAAATAAGCCGAAACGTCTTCTGGTAATTCTTCAGATTCTTTTCTTTCTTCAAGTAAATCTGAAACAGAATTTATCTGCTTATTGTATCTATTCTTAATAAATGAAAGAACTTCTTCCTCGTTTAACTCCGAGGGTTGAGTTGATTCTTTTTCTGTAGTGTCTTCAGGCTCTACAGTTTCTATTTCTTTTTCGGGCTCAGTGGTATTACTCATATCCACTTTCTCGATATCAGGAGTTTCGTTTACTTCTACGACATCTTCCTGGTGTTGTTGCTCTGCTTTTTCAAGCAATTGCTCTTCTACTTGCACCGCAGATTTTTCTTCTACAGCTCCAACTTCTTTTACTTTAAGTTCCATTAAATTAAATTTTAGTACAAAGATAGTACATTAAACAATATAAAATATTCAATTACCTTGGCTCAAACTCAGCTAAATCAAAACCATCTAAGCTGTCCTCGTTAGACTCAAATCTTTGCGGAGGTAAATTATTTTTTCTTTGATTTATTAGTCTGGATTGTTCTGTATTTTGCTGACTAATTCTTTTAGCTTTAGCACCTTCTCTTTGAAGCTCTCTATCAGACAACGCTCTTTCAGATATATCTCTTAATTGCTGGCTATATTGAAACTCTTGCTCCATAAGCTGACTTTTTAATTGAGCTTCAGTCTTCATTTTTTCAATTTCAAAAGCTATTTCTGCTTGTTTAATTTGCATTTTTGCATTCATCTCTGACTGAGATTTTTGCATAGCAGCTTGAGATGCCATTTGTTGAGACTTCATTTGCATGGCAGCTTGGGTTTGTTGCTTGACCATTTCAGCCTTTTCGTCTCTTTCTTGCTTTTGTTTTCTTTTTACTTTAAGTAATTGGTTGGCAAGCTTTAGGTTTTTAACCTCACGTATATCAATAGCGTCTTCAAGGTTTATGTCTTGTTTGGACAATGCCATTTGAATATTAGCTTCTAATTGAGCTTTCTGTTCCTCGTCAGGAGCTACATCTATAAATATACCAAAGTCGTATATATACAAATCAGATATATCATTAAGTATACTAACATTATACTTTCCTATTTTGTTTACAAAATCATCTTTAAAATCAGCATACTCTAAAATGTCTGCTACCCTATAAGTTAAAGCTTCAGCTAAGCTACGATACATAAACAAACTGCCATCTAATATATGGCGTGTAGCGGTATTCGAATTTAATGCAGCTAACTTTTGTAATCCAACTAAAGAATTGGGGTCTGGTGTAGAGCCATCCCTGGCCTCATTTAAGCCTGTTACAGCCCGTATCATGTCTAAATAATGGTTGTAATTAGCTATAAGCATTTGAGTCTTGCTAAGACCACTATTTGATGTAAGCTGTTGTATAGGAACTCTGGCTTGATTAAAGTCCCCGTCTTGAGTGTAACTTCTCCCGACCACACTACCTGTTTGGAAATACATTTTTAACGCATCCTCTGGATTGTATGCTTGACCAGTTCCTAAGTCAACTTCATTTAAACCATCTGCATCTATAAAAACTCCATCAGGAACTACACGAGCTATAACTTGTTGTAGTTTTAAGTGTGTTATTTGAATTAAATCTGCAAATGGTATCATTCTTCTAACTAAAGATTCAATAACACCTTTGTACATTCTTGGAGCTACAGCAACATAATTAGGCAGTGCGTGTTGGCTGGAAGACTTTGGTCTTACCATGTTTTGAGCAAGCTCCCATTTCAAAATAATGTTTGTACCCATAACCATAACGCCGTCATACCAAACGTCTATGGTTTTTTCCATCTTTTCAAAATTACCCTCTTCCATCATTTCAACAGGAGGGTTAAATTGGTCATCTTTTTCTATAACTTTACTACCACCGTTTTCTAATATTTTTTTCTTATAAACCATCTTCTTGGTGGTTTTATAATTAAAATACATTAAGGTACATGTGTCTTTATAAAAAATATCATTCTCATAAAACTGAGCGACATTATAGTAATCGTACCAACTTTGGCTGTACTGGCTAATTTCTTCTAAATCCTCATTAGTTAATTTAGGGTCAATCTTTAATAACTCTGTAATTGGCAATGTTTTAATTTCACCCCAGTAAAAACAATCTTTAAAATGAGGGTCTTCAGTGTAACTATATACAACGTTTGCTGGGTCTACATACTCTACCTGAACACCAGCTCCAGGAAGGAACTCATGTTTAGCAACACCCATTCCTAAAACGGTCAAATCATAATCAAACCTTTTCCTTAGGTCTATATAATGATTTTCCTCAAACAAAGTATTAACAGCTTCTTCTTCCGCAATCTCGATAGCAGGTTTGTAATTTATTTGCATATACAAAGAAAGCTCTTCATCGTTTTGAGGTAATGACTCAGGGTCTGTTGTAAACGGGTCAGCACCTGTCGCTTTTTGTATGTCTAACAAAATATCTTTAGCGGCCATTTGGCCTTCAATCATATCTTGATACTTGCTTCTCTTGGCTTGAGACATTGCGTCTTGAGCATAAGCATTTACTTTAAAAAGCCTATCAGACATTCCATTAACAACAATATCTACAAATTTAGGCAATATAGGTACTGGAGTCCAATCTAAGTTAAGGTAAGATAAATCGCCGTCAATAGCGATTTCATTTTTATACTTCCCCACTGACTGCTCTCCTCGGGCGTATAGTCTTAGTCTATGAAAGTTTCTCCATTGGTCATAATAACGACAAGCGTTACCATCTTTTTTAAACCATTCATACTGTATTGCTTGCCCAATTTGTAATCCAAACTCGTCAGTTGCTTTTTCAGCGTCAGAAACAAATTGACTGGGAAAACCTACAGATGAAATATTTACCTTAACGTCTTTCATCTATCTAATTAATTCACTTAATACTCCGTTGTTAGTATACCTTGCAAAGTTAAGTTTTATTTTTGATTCTTTCTTTTCAGGTGTATACAAGTGCTTTTGACACGCCATTATGGCTAAACCAGAGCTAATCGAGGCATCATACTTAGTTCTATTGCTAATATCAAACTTCGCCCAGTCTTCTAATGTCCGTGTGAATGGCATAGAGCCCATTGCGTCTGAGTCTCTAAAGCTACCATCTAAATCAATGCCAATGTGTTTTTCTATATACGACTCAATAGCTGATGCGTGAGCTTGCTTAATGTCTTCGCTACTGTTTGGTATTCCACCTAACTCTCGCTCTGTTTTAGACAAACGATTAAATTGTTTGTCAGGTCTATTTAAACTAAATCCTCGGTAACCTCTATTTTTAAAATGATATAAGAGACGGGGTTTGTTGTTTTCAATTAATATTGGCATTCCGTAAAATACACAAGCCATAAGTACTTCTTCAAAAAATATTTCAGCAGTTTGTGGCCTGGCTATGTATTCAAGAAAAAACTCATTGCTTGGAGCATCGTCCATATTAAACTTGGTTAAACCATGAAGCGCTCCGTTTGAACCTTTACCCCCAACCGTTCCTGAAATATCATAACTATCACAACCAAAAGCCCCCAGGTGTTCATTCCCTGGATATTTTTTACCATTCTTATTAAAGAATCTATTTTGTAAATTTGCGCTCGGTAGCCAAGAACAAAGAAACCTTCCCTTTTTGTCTGGAGACCATATTACTTTAGTGTCTTTTATTCCGTCTTTCCAAGAAAAACTTCCTCTTGTTAAATAATGCTCTTTAATCATAGAGTCATTATAATCTATTTGTTGGTATATGCGTGTAAGATTAAATAAAGATTGTTTGCTCTCGTCACGGAACGCATGTGATTCAGTTCTTGGAAATTGTCTATAAAACTCATTAAGAGCATCAGCATCTGATTTTAATGATTCAACTTCATTTTGCCAATAATCCAAGGCCCCTTGGTTAATGTATTCACCATAAGTATCTACCTTTGGGTTTTTAGGGGTGTGAAACACAGGCATTCCGTATCTATCTATAAAGCCCTCCATGTTCCATTCCATCGGGATAAACAAACTATACATTCCGCTTTTTGTTTGCCCGTTAGCATTTCGGTTAAAAACATTAGAGTCATTATAAAGTTTTTTAAAATTGTTACCACCCTTGTCTAATGCGTTTGATGTAGAGCCCATCATACACTTGCCTATAATCCTACTACCTAAACGCAAACATGTTTTTGTAACTCTCCAATTATTAAGAATATTATTTGGCTTTATCCATTTACCGCTTTCATCGTGAACAAGCAACAATAACTTTTCGCCATCATAGCTGTTATCATCTGTGTTTTTCCAATCAATTGTTGTGTCTAATCCATAGAGCTCTTCAGTCTCTACATCATACATATTTTTCTTTGTAATTTTAGAGGCTGGTATCCTAAAGGCTAACTCTGTTTTGGGCTTATCCATACCGTCTTGTATGGGTTTAAAAAAGAAAGGTAACCTGTTAGATATCGGCACTACTTTATCTGTAAACATTTTTTTAGCATCAGACCCGGTTTTTGAAAGTATTCCAACTCTTGAATCTTTTGCAAGTGTCCCTGTGTTTACGCATTCTGAAGAACCCATAAATGAAAATCCAGAGCGTCTTATCTTTAAGTAAATCATACCAAAGCTTCTCTTATCAGCTTTGCAGGCTTCCCAATAAATATAAAATATACGATTAGCCTCACGGTACTCCGGATACCCAATGTCAATATTAGTCCACTGTAAGTACATATAATGCGCACCTGTTATATATGTTGGCACTCCATTATTCATAAACCAAGCGCCTTCATCCCGTCTATCAAACTCTCCTTCTATGTAATCTACCCATCTGTTTTTAAACTCTGACGGCATTTCATTCCATTGAAATATAGACTGTATTCTGGAAAGCTGCTTAGGTAATTGTTTACGCTCCCAATACTGTTCTTCTTTTTTAGAGTGTCTTTGAAGACACTCATCTGGAGTTTTAGGAAGCGCTATATGCAGTCCGTTAATTAAAATTACATTTCCAATTTGACCTGTTTTTGAAATTATAACAACATCATATTTTTCATTATATCCATATACCCAACTTCTATTTCTATTTTTGTTGGTTATTACGGATTTAGAGATATAATCTTTAACTACTCTATATAATTTATTTTGACCTTCTTTCTGCAAAACCTTGTTTTGAATCTACACTGTTATTATTTTTACTTAAAGATAAAGCTTCTTTTTCACTTTCTATTCTATTTAAAATCTCAAACGCATCAAATATAGCAAGCTTTTTTGTTGCTGCCGCATTTTTTAATCTATCCGCAGATATATCGTCTTCTGGGTCTGGCTTTATTATATCTTCTTTTGCTACCTTTATAAGTTGCTCTACAGCT